TGCACCCCGATAAAATCCAATTAAAGCTAAGCGGTGGCAATACCATTAGGTATCATTACAAAGAAACGTCGGGCAAAGAGAGAGTGTTTTCGTCCGAAGAAATATTGCATGTAAAAGGGTTGTCGAGTGACGGATTAATTGGCTATAGCCCGATAACAGTCGGGGCGGGCACAGTGGCTTTATCGGCGGCCAGCGAAAAGTATGGCAGTAGGTTTTTCCATAACAGTGCAACGCCATCGGGCATATTAAGCCATCCAGGCAAATTAAAGCCAGAAGCACGGAGCAACATCAAACGCAGTTGGAAGCAAGCACACGGGGCGGGCAAGCAACACTCGGTCGCACTGTTAGAAGAAGGGCTTGCGTGGACTGCACTGAGTGTTTCGCCCGACGAGGCACAGTTTATCGAAACAAGACGCTACCAGGGCGAAGAAATAGCCCGTTTGTTTGGGGTGCCCCCGCATTTAATACAGATGCTAGATAGAAGCACCTTCAATAACGTGACTGAGCAGAACCGATCATTTGCAACCAACTGCATCAGACCCTGGGCTACTAGGTGGGAGCAAGCAATCAGAAAAAGCATACTGGAGCGGTTTGCTTTGGACGGCACTTTTGTGGAATTCGAGTTGGACAATCTATTGCGGCCAGATACTCGAGCTAGGGCAGAGGCCAATCAAATACTATTACAAAACGGGGCGCTATCTATAAACGAGTGGCGGACTAAAGAAAACATGAATCCGCTGGAAGAAGAAGCGGGCCGTGTGCACTGGATGCCGCTAAATATACAATCGGTTTCCCGTGCAGAAGAAGGCAACGACGAAGAACCGCCAGCAGATGCTATGCGTAAAAAGGTTTTGGCCAGTGGTTTACAGGTTCGCAAGGACGCAAGGCCAGCGGAAATACGCAGTTTGGCAAATCGCATAAAAATAGCCGAAGCGACCAAGCCTTTGATACTAGATACAGCGGAACGCATGGTTAAACGTGAAATCAAGGCCGTCAAGCGGCTTATGAGTAAAGAGTTAACGGGTGGCCCATTCAGCACAGTCGAAAGGGGCACAGACGGGCTGAATACGGCTTTGACCGATTATTACTTTGGCGAATTAAAAGAAATATATATGATGATGATGTTGCCAGTAATACGCACATACGCTCAGCAAATTTACACGCAAGCGGCGCTGGAAATTGGATACCCGACCGACTTTACAAACGAGTTGGAAGAATTTATAGAAAAGTATACCGCTGTGGGTGCCAACAGGTACGCCAAACGCAACCGCCAAGGGTTGCAACAAATAATAAGTGTGACGCCCTTCGAGGAGGTGTTAAATGCACTGGAAATAGAGTTGGCCAAGTGGGAAGAAAAACGGGCCGCCCAGGTAGCTCGCCAGCAAACTACGCAAACCAACTCGGCGATAAGCAAATACGCATACGTTGCTGGGGGGATTATTGCTTTGCGCTGGGTTACAAGTGGAAGCGATACTTGCCCCTGGTGCAAGCGGCTAAGTGGTAAAAAGGTCGGCACGCAACAAGTATTTGTAGAAGCTGGCCAGGCAGTAGAAACAGACGACGACAAAAAATTAACTCCATCGATTAACATAGGGCACCCGCCGTTGCATAGTGGGTGCGACTGTTTTATTTCACCAAGCACTTGAGGTTATTATGGGAATAGCAAGTTACGAACGTAGAGACTACGGCATAGAAAATTTCGAGGTACGAGAAACAGAGCAGGGCCAAAAAATAGTTGGGATGGCCGTGCCGTTTAATAAAAAAAGTTCCGACCTGGGCGGTTTTGTAGAACAGGTTGACGCCAGGGCCGTTGACCAAACGCTACAAGACTCGGACGTGGTTATGTTGTGGCAACACGACAGCACCGACCCAATTACACGGGAATCAACTGGGCTAAAATTAGAAGTAAGGGAAGGCGGGTTGTTTTTTGAAGCCAACGCCAGCGACTTTACAGACAGGCAGTTGGATTTAATGCAACGGGGCGTGGTTAAACAAATGTCTTTCGGGTTTTTAACTATCCGTGACGAATGGAACCAAGAAGCACAGCCCGTAGAGCGGACGTTGCTGGACATAGACTTGCGGGAAATTAGCCCCGTGACTTGGCCAGCCTACAACCAAACAAATGTAGCGGTAAGGAGTGCCGAAAAAGCTGGTTTGACTATACAAGAAAAAAGCCAACCAACAGAAACAAAAGAGCACGATTTTGACACGGCGTTAAAAAAGAAAAAACTGGACTTGTTGTTGGTAGACGCCAACATAGATGAATAGCCCAATATCCAAGGCAAGCTCGTTGCCAGCGATTAGCGTTGGTATGGCCATTAGCATATTGGTCGGCACTTGGGTTGCTGGTGCCCGTTTTGAGGGCATGGAGCGGGCCGACGCCCAAAGTGTTGTGCTGATACAGGACGTTGCAGACCGCCAGCGGAAATACATAGGTACGCAAGGGCTATTGACACAACAAATAGCAGACCTGAATTTTAGAATCACCGAGCTGGAAAAAGAACTAGCTGTTTTCAAGGCGGTTAAATAAAAAAACCCCAGGGGTTGTAGCCCCTGGGGTTAACCAGTTTCCTCAAGCTGGTTTGGTTTATTTATTGTATACAGGGTGCGGCCCTGTTCTGTCGGTTAACCTTTCAACCATTTTAAAGCCACCACCATTGATTGCCTCAGAGCCAGGCACATTGTCCACCCGTTCAAAAATCTTAACGTCTGATTTTTTTACTTCGTGGTAATTGCCGTAGTCTTCCACGGCCTGATCCATCACATTTTCTTTGGATTGCGATGGTGTGTAAAATTCTTTGTCGGGGCTTACATAATGAAGTTCCAAGCCATGATAAACAGGGTTACTCTCATAACGATAATAATTGCTATTTTTCACCTCTATTACAAATGTGTATTCTCGGTCTGGGAAGGCAGGAGTGCCTTGCTGGTACAACCCAGTGCAGTGCCTCACACTTTTTATGAAAAAGGGAAGGTAATCTGGGTCAATTTGTGTTTGGTTGTATTCGCTTGCTTTAATCATTTTTAACTCCTGTAGGTTTGTAGGTTTTTTTAACTGTATTGAATGTAAGTGATTCTTTTACTTTATGCAAGGGGGGATAAACACATTGCTCGAAAACTTGTTAGATTCGCCAGGCTAGTTTATTTTTAATCAGTTGGGTAACAGGCTCGACGGAGCAACAACTGTAGCCCAGTTTGACGCAGAGTGTGACGCCAGACGCACACGACTGCCTCTGTTTACCATTTTGTTAACGTGGGCCAGAAGGCATCGTGTCTACTGGCTCCCTATTTTACGGGAAAATTTTATGGACACTCGAGCAACAGCGAGGGCACTAAAAACAGAGTTGGAAGTTTTAGTGCAAACCTCCGAAGCCGAGGGTCGGCTAATGACTGACGACGAAAGAGCTTTGTACGACACAAAGTTTGCAGAGTTAGAAGCCACCCTTGAGCAAATCAAGCGACAAGATTTGCTTGCCGAGATGAATACTTCCTTCGCAGAGCCAGCAACGGCAACTATTGGTGCAAGGGCGGCACAGCCACCAGTAGAAGAAGCCGACGCAGACGTCGAAGTTCGCATGGGCAAAGACAGGCAAAACGAAAGAGGGTTCGATAACATTGGCGAGCAGTTGGGTGCTATCGCACATGCGGCACACCCTGAAAGCAGGAATGGCAGTATCGACAAACGCCTATTCTTTTTGCAGGAAAGAGGCGGGAACCCAGAAGGCGAAAAACGGCAAAGCGGTGCTAGCGAAGGTATTGCTAGTGACGGCGGATTTTTGGTGCAATCTGATTTTTCGGAAACCATTTTGAGCCATGTTTACGACACTGGCCAAATTAGTAGCAGAGTAACACGCACCCCAATCGGGCCGAATGCGAATGGTCTAACGTATAACACAGTCGACGAATCTAGCAGAGCGAACGGGAGTCGCTACGGAGGCGTTCAGGCTTATTGGACCGCTGAAGGGGCGGCATTAACTGGCTCCAAGCCAACCTTCCAACAGCAACAGCTTCGGCTGAATAAGCTGACTGCGTTGTTTTACGCCACGGAAGAATTGTTGAGCGATCAAACCGCTCTCGCATCTCTCGTGCAAAGAATTGTGCCCGAAGAAATCGGCTTCAAAGTAGAAGAC